CGTCGTTCGACAGATCAGCCAGGCGCTGCTCGATCAATTCCTCTTTCTTTTCGGCGATCAGCTCGTCGCGATGCTCGTCAGCATCGATCAAAGCCTCTCGCTTCGATAATAAGCGGTCAAAGTGCGCCTCACGCGCGATGTCGAATACTGCTGCCATGATGGTTCCCCGATAGGTTGGTTTCGTTTCGCGCTTCCGTAAGCGCATGTCCGTACGATACCGTGACAGTATCCGTCACGCAAGTGTTTTCTTTGAAGTCTTTGCTGCGCGGATGCTTTGCGCGTTCGCTCGCCAACATACGATCCCGTCATAGAATCGGAGAGAGTCATGAGCACATACGTTTTGCTGGTCGCTTTGTGGTTTGGCGCCGCTTGCGTCGCAACCCTGCTCGTGATGGCGGTTGGCGTCATGTTCGACGGCTGGCAGGACTTGGATTTCGACGAGCCCGAGCCGCACGCACAGATCGCGGATGACGTTCACCTGGCGAAAGTCGCGCTGATGGCTGACGCAATGAAGGCGGATCGCGAAACGGCGATCAACAAGCACATCGGCGCGTGAAGCGTTCGCCATACGGCGGCCATCCTGACCGCGACTGGTCGGACGGCTGCTACCGGAACCGCTGCATGGACTGCTTTCTGGCCTTCATCGGCAGCAAGTACCAGACAATCTGCCGCGCGTGCGCGAAGGGGTGACACATGAAATTCGCTGCATGGTGTATGTGCTGGCCGCTGCTCGGCGTGATGTGGTTCTGCGCGACGCTCGGCGATTCGATGGCGGACGCAGTAGACGGGCTTGATCGAGTAATCAACCGGCTTGGCGACTTCATCGACGGCGAGGACGCATGAGCCGCATCGATCCGCACGCAGACATCGACGCACTCTGTGACGCGCTCGCAGTGGCGCTGCTACTGCTCAATCAGCACGAGATAGTCGATCTGTCCGAGACAAGCGCAGAGACGGCCAATAAGCGGCTGAACGGGCTTCAGGGCAGCGACCAGAACGAGATCATCGCGGCGGGCCTGACGATCATGGCGCGCAACCGCACAACACACTGAACTCATCCCCAGGCGCAGGTGGGTAACAGCGTCAGCCGCACAGGATATGGAAGCGAACCACTCCGCCCGAAAGGGAACTCTGGTCGCGCCGGGTGCGGCAACCCCTCTTTCGATCGTCCCGCTCCGCGTAGGGTCAGCCACGCAGAGCACAAACAGGGCGGGGCGATCATCCATCAAAAGTAGACGGATTTAGACGGAAATAGACCCAATGGCTAAAGGTGCCAAGACTGGCGGCCGAGTCAAGGGCACGCCGAACAAGAACACGGCTGACATTCGCGCGCTCGCACAGAACTACGCGCCCGAGGCGATCGCCATGCTGGCCACGATCCTGACGACGAGCGAGAACGATTCGGCTCGCATCTCCGCGGCGAAGGAATTGCTTGATCGCGGATACGGCAAGTCGACGCAGGCTGTCGAGATGACGGGCAAGGACGGCAACCCGCTCGAAGTGACGCAGATTGTGCGCCGGATTGTGGACCCTGCTGGGGGCGCTTAATGTCCGATCTCGTCATTGATACGCCGCGGGTGTACGTGCCGCTGCTCGGGCCGGCTCGCTACAAGGGCGCACACGGCGGGCGAGGCTCAGGCAAGTCTCACTTCTTTGGCGAAATGCTGATCGAGCGGTCGATCATGGAAAAGACGGACGCCGTTTGCGTTCGTGAAGTGCAGAAGTCGCTGAAGCAATCGGTTAAGAAGCTGCTTGAGGGCAAGATCGAGGCGCTAAACGCTGGTGCATATTTCGACGTGCAAGACGCACAGATTAAGTCGACGCACGGCGGCCTGATTATCTTTCAAGGGCTTCAAAACCACACGGCCGACTCCATCAAGTCGCTGGAAGGCTTTGACATCGCATGGGTAGAGGAAGCGCAGAGCGTCAGTCAGCGCTCGCTCGACATGCTGCGGCCGACGCTGCGCAAGCCCGGCTCCGAACTGTGGTTCTCATGGAACCCGAGCGCGGCAACCGACCCCGTCGACGCGCTGCTGCGATGCAGTGAGCCCCCGCCTGGCTCAGTCGTCGTCGAAGCGAACTACATGGACAATCCCTGGCTCCCTGAAGAGCTGCGGGTCGAAATGGAGTACGACAAGAAGCGCGACCCGGACAAGTACGCGCATATCTGGCTCGGCGCCTATCAGCAGAACAGCGAGGCGCGCGTATTCCGCAACTGGCGCATCGAGGAGTTCGAGCGGCCCGAAGGCACGATATTCCGCCTAGGCGCTGACTGGGGCTTCTCTGTCGACCCAAGCGTGCTGATCCGCTGCGACATTCAAGGCCACAACCTGTATGTCGACTACGAGGCGTATCAGGTCGGCTGCGAGATCGTGAACCTGCCGGAACTGTTTATGTCCGTTCCCGACGCTGAGAAATGGCCGATCACGGCTGACTCCGCGCGCCCGGAAACGATCAGCCACATGCAGAAGAACGGCTTCCCGAAGATTCGACCGGCTATCAAGGGTGCGAAATCGCTTGAGGAAGGCGTTGAATTCCTGAAGTCGTTCGACATCATCGTGCATCCGCGCTGCAAGCACCTGATCGACGAACTGACGCTCTACAAGTACAAGGAAGATCCTCTTACGGGCGCCATCCTGCCGATTCTCGACGACAAGGACAACCACGTCATCGACGCGCTGCGGTACGCCTGTGAGGGCGCACGACGCGCCGGCAAGGCTCCCAAACCGCAATCGAAACCGATAGTGCGCCGTACCGTGATAGGCGGAGGCGCGTGGATGGGATAAAAAATGGCATACGTCGGCAGGCAAGCGTTCGATTCTACTGGTCAGCACGCGCTCGACCTTGATTCACTCCCGCACGCTTACACATACGACGGCAGCGGAAACCTCACGAGTGAAACCGTGATGAAGGGCACCGTGGCGTTCGTCAAGACCTACACATGGTCAGGCACGAACCTCATGAGCGAAACCGCGTGGGTGAAGCAATGAACGTCGGCGACCTGATGAAGTTCAAGCGGCTCGTCGGCGGCAGCGCCGCGGCTGGCTCGCAGATTCGCACCGGCAGCGGCGTGCCGTCCAGTTCGCTCGGCATCGATGGCGATTGCTACATCGACACGGATACTGGCTTTCTCTACCAGAGAGCGGCGGGCGTCTATGCCGTTCAGATGCCGCTGAAAGGCTCGCCTGGCGATGATGGGTCGAGTGTTCAGAGCGTCATCATTGCCAGTGGTGCGCCAGACAGTTCTATTGGCTCGGTTGGTCAGGCGTATATCGACGCATCCAACAATCTTCTGTACCCGGCAAAAGGGGCGTCAAGCGTCACGCCTCAAGGCTTTTGGGGCGTGAACTGCCACATTGGCTATCCGACCAGCTACTGGCCGAATATGACGCCGGCTTCGTATCTCGCGCTGTTTTCAGCGAACGGGATTCAGGCAATGCGGACGAACTGCTCCTCTGCCAGCAAGGCGACAACCTACCTGAGCCAGTACAAAGCGCTCGTGGCGGGCGGTTGCGATGTGATGATCTGCATCGACGCGGCGCCAGACTACAACGGCAGCTTTGCGTCGAACCAGACGGCGGGTAACACCTTGGGCGCGGCCATCGCCAACGTCTTGAAGGGCTCCGGCATCGTCAAGATTGAATGCACGAACGAGCAGGACTTCAACTGCAAGATCAACGGCTCAAACCCACGCGGCTTCGTCTCTGACGGGGCATCGTATGACGACTTCATTCCGGCGAAGTTCGAGTGCTGGCGCGGGTTCCTGTCTGGCCTATTGGCTGGCATCCGCAGCGTCACGTCCGAATTCAAACTCGGGTTTGCCTCAGGCGTCGCATTCCCGCAGACTTCGTTTCGGATGATGCGAGAAGGGCGGGATACGACGGGCGCAGTCACGAAAACGCCGCTGCAACTCGATACGGCGAATCCGCACATGTACGACACGGAAAGCAGCAACCCGCTCTCGTACACGGCCAAGTCGCGCACCGGCTCGGCGCAGGCTGTCAACTCATTGGCCGAGCTGCGCGGCCTGACTGGCAACGCAACGTATGACGTGCCGCAGACGCCGCCTTTCGACGTCTACGTAACGGAATGGGGCTCACGCGCTTCAGACGTGAACCAAGGGAATTTCATCAATTCCGCGTCGATGGTGTATTTCAACAATCGCACGACGTATGGGATTAACGGAATCTACGTCTACGGTCTGTTCGCTGACTCGGACGATTCCGGGACTGGCCCGGTGTTTGGCGTGGCGGCCAACAACTTCGGCATGATCCAGGCTGACGGCACGACGAAAAAGCCATCATGGAATTACTACACGGCGAACGCGAAAGGCAACACCGCCGTCGTGCCGGGTGGATGGGCGAAGCCGCGCGCGCTGCCTCTGCCGGTCTACGGCTCTGGCGTGCAGGTGCTGAACTCGCTGACGGTGACTGACAACGTGCTCAAGTCGTTCACGATCCCAGGCGGAAGCATGGGCCCGAACACGACGATGCGTATCACGGCCATCTTCACGATGCCGAACAACGCCAATACGAAAACGTTCCGCATTCGCTTCGGTGGAGTGGTCATCTATCAGGCGTCGTTCACGGCCGCCGTGACGCTGAACATGGAATTCCTGCTCCAGAACCGCGGCGCGCTCAATTCGCAGATCGGGCAGGTTATCTCGATGCTCGGGCCGACGTCAAACACTGGCCCGGTGCTGACGGCTGCCATTGATACGACCATCGATCAGGTTGTCGCGTTCTCCGCGCAGGCCGGCGTCGGAACCGATCAGCTCGCGCTGGAACGCTGCTCGATCGAGCTAATTGGATGAAAACTGGATAAGTGACCTATGGCGCGAAAGCCGAAAGAAAGTCCTAGCGCAAAGATTGTCGCTGAGGCAAAAGAGCGGTTCGCCCGCTGCGAGGAAGCCGAAAGCGACTTTCGCAAGCGCTTCGTCGAGGATTTGAAGTTCGCCAATGGCGACGCCGACAACGGCTGGCAATGGCCTGATGCGATCCGCAACACGCGCGAAGGCGATCAGCGGCCGTGTCTGACGATCAACAAGACGCGTCAGCATAACCTGCAGATCATCAACGATGCGAAACAAAACAAACCTTCGGTCAAGACGCTCCCGGTCGATGGTGACGCGGATATTGAAATCGCCAAGATCCTCGATGGTATCGTGCGTCATATTGAGTACAACAGCCATGCTGAGATTGTGTACGACACGGCGACTGAGTTTGCGGTCCAAGCTGGACTTGGCTATTGGCGTGTCGTGTGCGAATACGCGCATGACGGCTCGTTCGATCAGGAGATATTCCTTCGACGCGTCAAGAATCCGCTGACGGTCTACACCGACCCGGATATTGAGTCGGCCGACGGCTCGGATATGAAGTTCGCCTTCGTGTTCGAGCAAATGAGCAAGACCGAATTCGAGGCGACGTATCCGGGCGAGGATGCACAGAGCGTCGTATTCGGTGACGATTCGACGGGTAACGACTGGATCAGCAAGGACAAGATTCGCGTCTGCGAATACTTCCGCAAGACGCACAAGACCGACACGCTCATCAATCACCCGATCAACGGCCCGATGATGCTGTCGGACGTCGAGGACCCGGAAGAACGCAAGGTCATCGAGAACGATCCGAGCGTGCAGAAGCGCCCGGTGAGTCAGCCACAAATCACCTGGTATCTGATTGCCGGCGACAAGATCATCGACGAAAAGCCGTGGGCGGGGCGCTATATCCCGATCGTGCGCGTCATCGGCGAGGAAATCGTTATCGACGGCAAGGTGGAGCGCAAAGGCCACACGCGCAACCAGAAAGACGCACAGCGCATGTACAACTACATGTCGAGCGCCAACGTCGAATACATCGCGCTTCAGACGAAAACGCCATTCGTCGGCCCGGCCGCAGCCTTCGAGGGATACGAGCCCGAATGGGCGAACGCGAATAAGGACAACCTGCCATATCTGCCCTACAACGCGTGGGATGAGTCGGGACAGCCTATCGAGCGTCCGCAGCGCGAGCAGCCGCCTGTAGGGGCTTCTGCGTACCTGCAAGGCATGCAGACGGCGCAGCAAGAGCTGATGATGACGACCGGCCAGTATCAAGAGCAGTTCGGCCAGCAGTCGAACGCGCAGGCAGGCGTCGCCATTCAGGCGCGGCAACGGCAGGGCGACCGTGCAACGTATCACTTCATCGACAACGTCGCGCGCGCCATCCGCTATACCGGCCGGATCCTGATTGACCTTATCCCGAAGATCTACGACACGCAGCGCGTGATCCGCATCATCGGCGAGGACGGCACGGAGACATTCGCGCAGTTCAACCCGGATCAGCAACACCCGGTCGGACTGCCTGACGGTCAGCCGGCGCCGCCTGAGAGCGAGCGCGATCACCTGAAGGACGTCGCACTGATCTACAACCCTGGCATCGGGCGCTATGACGTGACGGTCGAAGTCGGCCCGAACTACGAAACGCGCCGCCAGGAAGCATTCAACGCGCTCACGCAGATCATGAGCCAGGATCAGGAACTGATGAAGGTGGCCGGCGACCTGCTGTTCAAGGCGGCCGACTTCCCGATGGCTGATGAAGTGGCTGAACGTCTGCATCGCACGATCTCTCCGGCGATCTTGGGCGAAGGTCCGAGCCCGCAAGAGCAGGACATGCAGCAGAAGATGCAGCAGATGGGCCAGATGATCGAGCACTTGACGCAGGAACTGCAGAACGCGAAGCAGGGCAGTGATGCGCAGGAAATCAGCATCAAAGCCTACGACAGCGAAACCAAGCGCCTGCAAGCGCTCGGCCAGCCGCTCGATCCTCAAGTCGTGGCGCACGTCGCAACGCAAGTCGTCATGCAGATGATGCAGACCGGCTCGCCGGAAGGTGCGCCGCAAGGCGAACCACCGCCTGACCCATCGCAGCAGATGCAACAACAACCGAGCCCGCCTAGTGCGGGTTTTTCTTTGCCCGCTCAATAAGGAACAAGAATGCCCGGCTACATCGGAATTTTGCAGGACGCGTCGAACGCGACGCCCGTAAGCACGCTGTTCGTCATCCGCCAAACCCTCACGCCCGCATCGGTCGGCGCCAACACCAGCGCTGAGCAGACGTTCGCCGTCCCCGGCTTGCAGCTCGGCGACTCGATCGACATCAACAAGGCGTCGCACCAGACCGGCCTGTCGATCGGCAACGTGCGCGTGTCCGCGGCAAACACGCTGGCGATCCAGTTCGTGAACACGACCGGCAGCCCGATTGTGCCGACGGCAGAGCAATACATCATCGGCGGCCAGCGCTAAACCGAATTCGCATTAACCACCGTACCGGCGCGGCATCACCGGGCTAAATCCTTGGACTCGTCCATGCAAATCGAAGAAAACGCAGCACCGCAACAAGAAAACGTCACGCCTACGGAGCAGGAACAGGCGCAACAGCCCGCAGAAGTAAGCACGGAACCGGGCGCCGAGCAAACCGCAGCAGCAGCCGAGCAGCCGCAGCAGGAAAAGCCCAAAAGTGATTGGGTCCAACGGCGCATCGACCAGCTCACGCGTGAGAAACACGAGGCACTTCGACGCGCAGCAGACGCCGAAGCGCGGTACAGCCAGGGGCAACCGCAAACCGAGCAGCAGCCCGGCCAGCAGATGACGCCTGACCAGATCCGCGCCGAGGCGAAGAAGCTCATTCAGCAGGAAAAGTTCGACGCCGACTGCAACAAGGTTTTCGAGTCTGGCGCGACTGAGTACGGCCGCGAATGGGATTCGTCGCTGCGCACGTTCCAGATGCTGGGCGGCGCCCCCGCTGAGTTTTTGGAAGCCGTCACGGCGATGGATCACGGCCACAAGGTGCTTCACGCACTCGGCCAAGACCCCGAAGCCGCTGAACGTCTGCTGTCTCTCCCCCCGTTGCGCATGGCGCTTGAACTGGCCCGCCTTGAGGCGAAGGTCGGTCAGGCATCCCCTCCGAAACAAGTTTCCAAGGCGCCCGCGCCGATCACACCGGTTGGCGGCAAATCCGCACCGGTTGAACCGGCCGAATTCGGCTCGACGGCTGAATACATCGCTTGGAAGAAACGA